AGCTATTCATGACCCAGACGGATGAAACGGAGGAACAAGTGTTCAGCATGCAATTGGCAGATACGGGTTTGAGCATGGATTTCTCTTTCAACACCACGTGGGGTACGGCAGTGGTGTTGACCACTGCAAGCTACGCGTCCTGGAACGCGTATACCGGGAAGATCGAGATAAACCAACCCGGGGTATACGAGGTGGTGTTTTCTGCGCAATTCGACTCCAGCGTATTCACAAACTACGATTGCTGCATTGGGACCACCCCATACGGTTTGGCTAGTGCGAGCAAGTATCCCAATGCCGCAGGCATTAGCTCACACCACGTTGACGCCAACAGCACCGGTCAAACCAATGAGGCCATCACGGACATGTGGCTCCTCACCGTGGCGGCCTCTGACTCATTCTTCCCCACCATCTACGGGACGTCGGGTGCAGCAGTACCATACACCGCAGCCCTGGCCGTAACAGTCAATCGGCTCGGGGATATCGCGTGACAACGCTCATCACCATGGTCCCGACCGGCGCGACGTTGCGCGAGGATTGGGCACGGGAGTGCCGGGAGTCCGCCGCGGGACAGGCCAATCACATCACGGTGCCGGCCGGAGACTTCTTCACCGGCCGGGCGCAGACGTACACCTGGGGCGGCGTCGTGGCGTGCCTGGATTGGGACGACCGGCTTTGCCCAGGCGCGGTGGCTGCGTGCGAAAAAGCCATGGCCGCCCACAAGGTGGGAGTGGCGTTCACGTGGCAGCGCAAGATTGACCCGGATGGAAACGAAATAGAGTCGGCATGCAACCCGGTGAGCCGGCGCATGCTTGGGTCCCTGCCGGACAGCGTGCACCATCTGACGCTCGTTCGAACGGAATACCTACCGAAGGACCTGCTACCGGTGTTCCAAGCTGTCGCACCCCTGTGCGTTGATTGGCTCGTAAAGGCGTACGTGGCACTGAAATTCGGCGCGGTGCAGGTACCGATGGTTGGCTACGAGTGGCGGCAGCACGTTGACCAGGCCTCCCGCACACTGGCGCCTGCATACCGCGACCAAGTGCCTCGCGCCCGCGCGCTAATTCGTACGTGGCTACCCACCGGGATCGAGCAGACGCATGACTTTCCGATCTGGAAGGGCTGACCCGTGGCCACCTCCACCATCTTCGAGTTCGATGCCGATCCCGGTAACCCGCTGCCGCGCACCTGGCGCGGCAAGCTGAACCTGCTGGAGCGGCCCTCGGCATTCGCGATCTGCCAGGTGAAGGCCGAGGACTACGCCAGCATCCTGCTGCGGTTGTACGCTGACGGGGCGCTGCTAACCGAGGTCACCGTCACCAGCCAGGAGGAGTTCACCTTGCCGCTGGCGAACGAGTACGCCAGCTTCGAAGTCGAGGTGTACGGTACCTCGCGCGTCTACTCCATCCAGGTGGCCGAGGACGTGATGGAGCTCACCTGATGGCACTCGGCAAACCCCCCATCAGCACCCCGCGCACGCTCGAACTGCGCGTCGTGGCGCAGGCTGTCGAGAACATCCGCCAGCGCATCGAGGCGATTGAAGGTGTCAGCGCCACCACGGCCGCGCAAGCCGGCGAGACCACGCTGCGGGCTGGGCAGCAGAACATCAGCATCTCGGCGCTGCGGGCGCAACTGGTGGCGCTGGCGGCTCGTGTGGACGCTCTCACGACCGCCGACCCGGAACTGGAGACCTTCCGCGCTGGCTCCGCCATCACGATCGGCACGGCGGTGTACCCGTCCGGGGACGGCGTGGTGTCGCAGGTTGACCCTAGCGACCCGGTGAAGGTCTATGCGGTGCTGGGGGTGGCCACCCAGACCGTGGTGGAAGGCGCCAACATCGTCGTGCGCAAGGCCGGCGTGATGCAGATCATCGGCGCGGTGTTCGAGCCTGGCGGGCCGGTGTACGTCGGTGTGGACGGGCTGACGCAATTCCCGGATTATGTCAACTTGGCGATCCCGGTGGGTGCGGCCGTCAGCGCCGACGAGATCGACGTGTGGCCGGGCTGGCCGGCGCTGCAGCACCCGGGCGTCTACTCGGAGTACGAGACCTTCCTGCCCGCGACTTGGGGCCTGGTGCGCGACGCGGTGACTCTGGCTCAGGACTTCAACTCGGCCGGCAATGGCCTGGTGGTGAAGATTGGACCGGACGACGTGACGACGCGCACGATCGAAGTGGGCGGGAACCTGGTGGTCGAAGATGGCAACGGAGTGGGCGACAACCCGTTCATCTACGACACGCCGATCTCCAACCTCCCGATCCGCAGCGGAGGGTTGAACGGTCACGAAGCCGTGGCCGTTGACGACGGGGATGGCACCTCGTACCAGGTGAGCGTGCAGGACATCGCAGACCTCGCAGGTTCCGGCTCAGGATCCGTGACCTCGGTGGGTATCACGCCAGCGGACGGGGTCACGTCCGTTGGAGGGCCGATCACTTCATCCGGATCCATCACCATCGGGCTCGGCAACATCACGCCTACGTCAGTGGCCGCCAGCGGCACGGTGGCAGGCTCCAACCTCAGCGGCACCAACACCGGCGACCAGACCATCACCCTGACTGGTGATGTGGCAGGTTCCGGGACCGGGTCGTTTGCCACCACCCTGGCAACGGTGAACAGCGACGTCGGGTCATTCGGCTCCAGCACCGCCATCCCGTCGTTCACGGTCAACCCTAAGGGTCTGGTCACAGCGGCCAGCACCAACGCGGTCGTGGCACCGGCCGGCACGCTGACAGGTACCACTCTGGCCGCCAACGTGGTCACCAGCTCGCTGACGAGCGTCGGTACGATCAACACTGGGGTGTGGCAAGGCACACCGCCGGCAGCCAACTTCGGAGGCACGGGCTTCTCCACCTACGCGGTGGGTGACATCCTCTATGCCAGCACCGCCAGCGTGCTGTCGAAGCTGGCAGATGTGGCGACGGGAAACGCACTCATCTCTGGTGGGGTCGGCGCGGCGCCGGCCTGGGGCAAGATCGGACTCACCACGCACGTCAGTGGCACATTGGCCACCGGGAACGGAGGCACCGGGTTGTCGTCCTACGCTGACGGAGTGGTCCTGACATCCATATCGAACAGCCTAACCCCGATAGCGGCCGGCGTTGATGGCCAGGTTATCGTGCGCGTCGGCGGTTTTCCCGCTTGGTCAAACGCACCGAGCAGTGCCCTGACGTCCACCAACATCGGCTACGGCAATGGGTCGAACGTGCTTACCGGCACGTCCACCTTCACCTGGGCGAACTCGACGCTCACGATGCAGATGGGCGCCGGCACGGGCCCGTCTACACTTCGCACGGCCAACGCTTCCAGTGGCGCAAATGCCGCCTCCTTGACCATCCAAACCGGCGATGCTGCGCCCAGCGTTGTCGGCGCTGGCCTGCTGACCATCCAAGGCGGTGCTGGCGCCGGCACGTCCGCTGCCGGCAGCATCGCCATAACGGCCGGCAACAACCCAAGTTCAGGTGCTGGTGGATCCGTGTCAATCACGGCCGGAACAAGTTCAAGCGGTACAGCCGGCAATTTCACCGTGGTGGTCAACGGCACCACGCGGTTGACCATCTCGAACACGGGCGCGGCCACGTTTCAGTCGTCGCTTGCTGGCACATCCGGCGTGTTCTCGTCCACGCTGGAAAGCGCGTCGCTGCTGGTCACCGGATCGACGGCGCCAGCCAACGGTATGTATCTCCAAGCCGCGGGCGTGGTTGGGTTGTCCGCCAACTCGACGGCTGCTTACAAGTACGGCTCCAACGCATTCCTGGCCCAGAACAACAACACCCGGGACTTGGGAGAGACCAGCACCGGCAATTGGCGCAACATTTACTCGCAGAACGCGGTCACAGTGGCGTCCGACAAGCGCAACAAGATTGAAGTCCAACCTGTGGCTCTCGGGTTGGATTTCGTGGAGTCGTTGAGGCCGGTGTCATACTTGCAGAAGGTGGGCAGTAATATCGTCACAGTGCTTGACGACGACGCAAGAACGCACGTCGTCACGCCGATCCCCGGCCGCCGCCGACACTACGGGTTCATTGCCCAGGAGGTTCAAGCCGCATTGGCCGAGCAAGGGTTGGACGGGGCCAGTTTCGCTGGCTGGAACCTGGCTGACCCTGACGACCCGAAGTCTGAGCAGGCATTGCGGTACGAGCAGTTCATCCCTATCCTGTGGCGGGCGGTGCAGGAACTGGCAGCCAAGCAGAAATCGTGATCGCCGGCACCCAGTTCACGATCCAACCCCTGCCAGCGCTGCGCGTGCGCCCGAACCTCACCGCCGGGCTGGCGGAAGTTCAGGCAGAATGCGAAGCTGACAGGGCCACCTGCCTGGTGTGCGAGGACGTAGTGATCGTCTTCGACCTCCGAGCGCGGGATGGAGCCCTGGAGATGTTCGTCTGGCTGGCCGTGGCCCTGAAGCACGGCGCCTTCGAGCGTCAAGCCGCCGCGGTGTGCGCAGTCGCCCGCGATCTCGGAGCAACAACGGTCGCCTTCGAGTCTCGGAGGCGGGGTTGGGCGAGGCGGCTGGGTCCTGAGTGGCGCCCCCGCGGAACCCGCGAGTTCGTCCGAGAGGTGTGACATGGGCGGTGGTGACGACGGAAAGGTGCAGGAGACCGCACAGGAGCGCGCGCTGGCCCAGCACGCGAAGGACTCCTACGCCGACTGGAAGCAGCGCTGGCTACCGCTGCAGAAGCAACTCGCCCGCAGCATCACCGCAGCCGGCGACGAGAACTCCCCACAGCGCGGCCTGGCCGCCGGCAAGGCGTCCACCGACACGGCCATCCAGTTCGCAGACGCCGGTAGCAAGCTGGAGAAGCAACTCACGGCCACCGGCGCAGGGTTGAATTCCGGCCGGGCCGTGATGGCCACCGCCGGGCTCGGCGACGACGCGGCCAAGTCCACCGGGATGGGGCTCACCATCTCCGACCAGCAGATGAACGACGCCTACGTCGAGGGTCTGGCCGCGCTGACCAGCCTCGGGCAGGGCCAGCGCGCACAGGTGGGTGACGCCATGGGCCTCCAGGCCCGGCAGAGCGCCCAGCAGGCGCAGTCCGACGCATCGATCGCGCTGGAGAACCGGGCCGGCAACGCCGAGCTGGTGGGCCAGTTCGCTGGGTACGGGCTGCAACAAGGCCTGAAGGGTGCTCCAGGCACGCCGCAGTACAGCTACAACAACGATGCTTCAGGGATGCAGTATTCGCGCACTGGAGCTGATGTGATGGGGAGGCGTTGAGATGGCCGGACTCAATCTCGGTAGCTGGATAGGCCAGCAACAGCCTTCAGCTTCCAACACCTTCGCCGCGCTCACGCGCGAGCAGTGGGCTGACTACCAGAACACGTTCGTCCCGCTGGAGAACCAACTCATCCAGATGGCCACCGACCCGGAAGCCGCAAACCGGGCGATGGCGGACGCCAGCCAGAACGTCAACGACTCTTTCGCGGCGCAGGAGGGCGCCACGGGACGCCGGCTGCGCGGGTTGGGCCTGCAGTTGACACCTGAGCAGCAGACCGCCAGCACGCGGGCCACGGCCCTCAGCAAGTCGCTGACGGACGTGCAGGCCCAGAACACGGCTCGGGACCTCACGGTTCAACGGCAACAGCAAATTTTGGGCAACCCTGCACCCCAAGGAGTTTGACATGGCCACTCGTGGTCTCGGAATCGGAGCCAACCTCGCCACCCTGGGTGCCAGCCGCGGTCGCGAGGCGATGTACGAGGCTGCTCAGGCGGCAGGCACGGAGCAGCGCCGCAACATCGCCAACCAGCAGATGGAGCAGAACGAGAAGGCTGGCAACCGCCAGCTTGGCGCCACGATCGGATCGACCATCGGCATGGCCTGGGGCCCGGTGGGCTCGCTTGTGGGCGGCGCGATCGGCTCGATTGCCGGAGGCCTTTTTTAAGCCATGGCCACCAGCTTCGGTGCGGGCGCCGCCCGCGGGATTGAGACAGGCTTCGGCCTCGGGCTGCGTGCTGACGCTGCGGCGGAGGAGAAGCGCCAGCGTGGTGTCCAGGAAGCCCGCCAGGCACAGGCCGACACCCGAGCCGAGGAGGAACTCGGGCTCCGGCGCAGCGCGGACCAGCGAGCCGAGACCCGGCTGCAGGACGCAGAACGTCGCGACGCCACCGCTCGGGCGACCACGGCGCTGACAAGCCGCCGGGCTGAACTCCTGGCCGCCAGCACCGCTGCGCAGACTGCAGGGGCGCCAGTCCCGGCCGGCACGGCCGAGGAGTACAGCGTGGTGTCCGGCCGGCTGGCGAAGCTGCGTCAGGCGGCGCTCGACGACGCCTCACGCCTCGCCGCTGGCCAGCTTGACCTGGGCAGCATGTCACCGGCCCAGGCGTTCAAGGCCGTGACCGTGGGCACCGGCATGACGATGAAGGACCTGGCCGGCATGCCGCAGCACGCCAACGACCTGCAAGCCGGCATCGAGACCAACAACCAGGGCCTCACGCTCCAGGCCGTCAACGGGCTGTTCGCCCCGCGGCTGCGGCAGGGTGTGGGTGAGGAGGCGCCCTCGGACGGCAAGATCACCCGCAAGGAGGTGATCCGCCTCGTGCCGGCGAAGGACGCCAATGGGCGGATGGACCCGGACAAGGTGTTCCCGGTCATCCGTGTCTACGTGCAGCGCCCCGGCGACACCCAGGAGCGCTACTACGACGCCCCCATGACGCGCGGTGCCTCGGTGCAGGACGAGCAGGTCGAACCCATCAGCGTCAAGAAGTCGTTGGATTGGGTTGGGAACCTGGGTGTGCTGACGACCGCGTTGCAGCGCCCGGACATCGCCGAGAAGATGGCGCAGGGCGAGCGTGAGGTCGGGCCGGAGGTGCAGAAGTACTTCGACGAGTTCTACTCCCTCACGAAACCCAGCAAGAAGACCGTAACCCGTGAGAAGGTGGATCTCGGTGACCGCGTGCTGGACCGTGAGATCGACATCACCGGCAAGGTGGTCAACCAGACGGAGTTGAAGAAAGGTGCAACGCCGAAGCTGTTCTCGCCAGGCGCCGGGGTGTCTACGTACCGGGCCAAGATGGCGGACATCGACCAGGCAGAAGTAGACGGCGACATCACGCCCGAAGAGGCGGCGGCGATGCGCAAGGCCAACATGTCAGGCATCAGGCCGACAAAGGCCGCACCCAATGCTACGCCAGGTGAGGTTCTGGCGAATCCTGACCTGCACGGTGAGGATTTCCTGAAGACACTCCCGAAGGCGGATGCGGATGTGGTTCGTGCCCTGGCCGAAGGGAAGATTAAGCCCACCGACATCAGCACCAAGGGCGAGGAACGGAGGCGCATGCTGTCCCTGGCGCTGCAGTACAAGCCTGGCGCCGACATGGGCAAGCAAAGCGAACTCGGGTCTCGGGAAGCGATATTCATCCAACGGGTGCTGTTGTCCGGAAATGAAGCTGCCAAGGATCTGGAGAGCGTCACGAGCCTCCCGCTGACAGCCAGCACCGGTCTGTTCGGTGGGCGCAAGCAAGGTGTCGGGTTGATGGATGCCGCCAAGGAGGTGCTCGCCAACAAGATGACCGGGCAGGAGGCGCAGTCGTACAACGTCATGGCTACCGGCTTCCAACGCTCTCTGGCCGCCATCGAGTCCGCGGGCCTCGCACCCTCCGGTTCGTTGACTCACCAGATGGATTCCGTGCTGTTCAAGGAAGGCGACACCAACCTGACGAAGCTGCAGAAGCTGGCGCAGACCCGACAGATCGTCGAGGCCGGGTTGGAGACCACGATCGCCAACCCGCGGGTGCCGAAGGAAATGCGGGATCACGCCGAGGAAGTCGTAGCCAACATCCGGAAGTCGGTACCGTTCACTCAGCGCGATCTGTCGCAGTTGACCAAGGGCCAGGAGGACAACCCCAACCTGACGTTGAAAGACGTGGTTGCGGCCCAGAAGGCTCAGGGTGCGGCCACTGCGCCAGCCCGTGGCCTCGGGCTGCAACAGCCTGGTGGTGCTGCGGCTCCGAAAGCACCGCCTGGCGTGCGTACCGCCACCAACCCGAAGACCGGTGAGAAACTGATGCTCCAGAACGGTCAATGGGTACCCCTCAAATGAATGATCCTGCACTGCCTCCCGGCTTCGAGGAAGATCCGCCGCCACCTCCTGGTTTCGAGATGGACGCCGGAGGCGATGCTGCGCCCGCGCCGGCCTTCTCCAGCGTCCCGACACTGGACCCCGCCTCCGGCCGGGTCAGTCAACCTTCCCTGCCGGGGCGGTCGTCTGCCCCACCCACGCTGACGCAGAAGATCACGGCGCTGGTGGAAACCGGCATGCACCTGGCGAGCGCGGCCACCGGCGGGTTGCTCGGGGCCGTGGGTGGGGGCCTCGGGGCGTTCGCAGGCTCGGCTGCCAGCGGCGGGCTGCGTCGCCAGGCGGACGGCAGCGTGCCGGCGCTGGACGCGATCGGTGCGGGTGCCAAGGAGGGGGCCGCCAGCCTCGTCTACAACCCCCGCAGTGAACTTGGGCAAGAGCGTGCAGCCCAGGCGGCCGAGGGTCTGTCCCAACTCGCACCTCTGGGAGGCCTGCCGGCTGAAGCCGCAGCACTCAGCAGTGCCAGCCGGATGGTGGGTCGCGACCTGCGTACCGCGGGCTCCGCGGCGCTGGACGCGAACCGGAAGTTCAACGCCACCCGCACGGTTGCCCGAGAAGTGAAGGCTGCTAAGGAAGCCGCCCTCGCGGCCCCGGAACGGGCCGGCATCGAAGCCGCGCACGAGGCCGGGTACAAGCTGACCCCGAAGGCGGCCAATGCCGGTGTGGCTGCCCGCATGACTCAGACCGCAGCCGGTTCTGGGCGGCTGGAGAAGGAGTTCTCCGCCCACAACGCCGAGAACACCTCCAGGCTCGCCCGTCAGGACGTGGGCCTGCCTGACGACGTGCCGGCGACGCCTGAAGCCACAGCCGCGATCCGCAAGCAGGAAGGTGAGAACTACGCGGTCGTGAAGGACGTTGGCCGGTTCGAGAACGACGCCCAGTACGGCAAGGACCTGGACAACATCACCAGGCCGTACACCGAGGCCGCCAAGGACTTCCCGGAGCTGCTGAACAATCCCATCATCAAGCGCGTCGAAGGCCTGCGCAAGGCGGATGTGGATTCGGCCTCCGCGATCGAGGTGGTGAAGGACCTGCGCAACGAGGCCGACAAGGCGTTCCGGGCCGGCGACAAGAAGCTCGGGGCCTCGTACCGTGCGGCTGCATCTGCGGTGGACAACTCCTTGGACCGGGCGTTGACACGCATGGCGGAGACGAAGCGCTCGCCGGAACTCGCCGACGCGGTGGCCAAGTACCAGGCTGCCCGGGTGCGCATCGCCAAGACGTACCTGTTGGACGAGGCCATGGACGGCAAGCCGGGCGAGGTGAACGCCATGGCCTACAAACGGGCGCTGGAGAAGGGTGCCAAGCTCACCGGAGGTGCCAAGCAGATCGCTGAGTTCGCCAAGCAGTTCGGCGAGGAGGGCCTCGCACAGAAGAAGGGCAAGTCCGGCGGTACCGGCCCTGACTTCCGCGACATTCTGCTGGCGGCGCTTCACGGCCCGACCACCGCGCTGGCGGCGCTCGTCGCCCGGCCCGGGGCGCGTGCCGCCCTGGGTAGCGAATTCATGCAGAAGCGCATGGCAGGCAAGAAACCCCAAGCCCCGGCCCCCAAGCCGGAACTCACCGCCGAGCAGTCACCATTCCCGGCTCGGGAGGACGGTGCACCGCCCGCGGGCCCGCTGGGCGACTTGACGCCAGACTGGGAGACCGCGCCCGGCGCTACGGCGTCCGCAGGCCGCCAGGAGGTGGTTCCGACTGAGGGGCTGGTGCCCGCGGTCGATGAGGCCGGCGGGCCTGCCCGGGTGCGCCCCGGTGGCGCCGACCTACGGATCTCCCGAGAGAACCAGTCGGATGCCGGCCCGGTGAAGCAGGTGGTGGCCGAACCCCCAACTCCCGGCCGGCGAGCCGGCGAGCAGATCCCGGCCGTGCCTGGGCGTCCGGACCTGCCCGACGCCATGGTGGGCGGTCCTCCGAAGGAGGTCGGCGCCACGGAGCCCACCGGCCGCGCGATGCAGGACGCGCTGGCGACGATCGACGAGTTCGAAGCCCAGAACCCCGGCAAGATCCCGGTGGGTGAGGCCACCGAGGTCGCGCCTACCGACCCGCGCCTGGCGGAGATCGAACAGTTGCAGCAGGGTGCGAAGTCAGAAGCCGTGAAGAAGGCGCTGACCGCGGAGGCCGCCAAGCTCAAGCGCGAGATCAAGGCCCAGGCCGAAGCCGAGAAGCTCAAGGCCGACGTGGCCGAGTTGCGCCAGGTGGCCGCGGGGGTCAAGGACGCGAAGCTGAAAGAGCGCCTGCTGGCGCGCGCTGAGGACCTGGAGAAGCCGGAGAAGATCCCGGTCGGTGAGGTGACCGAAGGTCAGCCCGAGATCAAGACCGAGAAGGTCGGCAAGATCCCGGTGGGCAAGGCCACGGAGGTGCCCAACGAGCCCGCCACCGGTCGGGCACCGGAGATGAAGAAGCTCCCCACCGGTGAGGCCACTCACGTCACCGACTCGGGCGTCGAAGAGGCGATCCCTGTTGGTGAGGCCAAGGAGTTGTTCACCGCGCCCGGCAAAGGCGAGGCGAAGGCTCCGGAGGCCGAGGTGCGGCTGGAGAAGGGGCCTCGCGGTCAGCTTGAAGGCTTCGACAAGAAGGGCGACCCCTACCAGGTCAAGGTCAGTGAACAGGTGCTTGGGGCCGACAAGAAGGAGAAGGCGATCCTGGTGGAGGTGCATGACCCGGTGACCGGTCAGCGGCGGGGGTTCGTGGACTTCGCGATCCGCAAGGACGGCACTCTGGTGGCCGAGAACGTGAAGGTCGCCCCGTACCTCAGAAGGCGCGGCTTGGCGGAGATGATGTACCGGGCGGTCCGGGATGCCGGTCACGATATCGCTCCAGGCCGCGTGCAGACCACTGACGGTCTCGCATTCGTGGAGGAGATGCAGAGCAAGAATATCATCAACAAGGAAGCTGACGGCCCTCGTGCCAAGGCTTCAGACCTCAAAGGAGACCAAAATGGTCAAACCGCCGAAACCCGCAAAGAAAAGCCCGTTCCCGATACCAAAGCCGAAGCCGGCAAAGAAAGACCCTTACCCGAAGGCGTGACCTTGCGGCCGGTGAAGACTGGCGGTTTCGAGGCGGTGAACAAGCAAGGCAACCGCATCGGGCGCGTCACACCAACCGGCGAGGTGACCGTGGACAATGCGTTCGCCGGCAAAGGCATCGTGCAGGCCCTGCGCGACGCGATGAAGAAACCCAAACCCTGAAGGAGAACCCAATGATCGAGATCCTGCTGGCCTTGGTCGCCTACCGTGCGACCATCTACGGCGTGAAGAAGCTCCCCGAGTCCAAAGTGAAAGACGGCTTGCTGGTGGTGCTGGTCGGCCCCCACCCGACGACCCCGGTGTGAAGTCGCTGGCCCTCGTCCTCCTGCTGGTGGGGCTCTGCGCCCGCTTTGGGTGGATGTGGGCACCCATCGCGATGCAGGCGAACGTGTGGAACGCCTCCGGGGCCATCTATACGGCGTTGCTGCTGGGCCTGCTGGCCGCGGTGTTCCACCGCAGCGAGGAGATGGGGTTGGTGCTGGCGTACCTCATTTGCCTCCAGCTTGCCACCGCCGGTTGTTCCGTAGCCTGGCTCATCGAGCCGTGGACCCCGGTGCCTGGCGAGGCCCAATGTGATGGGGTGTTCAACACCCCGATCACCTTGCTAGGGATGTACATCGGTCTCATGGTTTCGCTTGCCGTACGGAGCAGTAGTCGTGGAAAAAATACCAAATCTTGAGACCTTCATCGCCGTCGTAGCGACGGTGGTGTTCGGCCAGCAAATGGGGCCTTTAATCAGCACATTCGCGCTGATCGTGTTCGGGTGGTTCGGGGGCATGTTGGTCGGCCTGTTGAGGCTGCAGTCCGACCCTGAAGGCGGCGGGGTGAGGGTGCGTGCGCTATGGTTCGTGATGGTCTCGTTCGTGGTGACGGTCGGCAGCGCCAGCACGGCGGCCACCTGGCTAGCGGCCCACAACGGTGGTAACCCTACCGACTGGTTGTTCTTTGTCGCGCTTGGGATTCCCGCCATCGGCATGGACTGGATCAGGGTTGGTCAGTGGTCTGCGGCGCTAGTCAAGCGCCGCATTGAGCGATTCGTGGAATCGCGATCTAAGGGGTGAGTAAATGATGACGATCGTGACGTTGATCGCGGCCAACATGGCCATCTGGGCGGTGCTGTGCCGCATAGCGTTCATGGTCTCCGGCCGGACCCGGGGCGTGGTAGTGTTCCAGCACGCCGTCCTGGCGTTGAGCCTGTTTGTGGCCGGCATGACGGCGCTGGACTGGAGATTGCTGCGTGCTTACGGAGCCGAAGGCTGGGTCGTGGACCTGATGGCGCAACCACGGATCGGGGTCGCGGTATTGAGCGTCGGCGTCATGGTCTACCTGCTGGCAGGGTCGGCCCGCTGGCGCCACGGAGCCCCGGAGGGCACTCTCAAGCCAGGTCAGCAGGTGCACCAGCAGCGAGTCCCGAGTCGCGTTCGCCTGGCTGGAAGGTAACAGCCGTTGCGCCGCCCGGGGGCCGGGCGTAGCATGGTCTGAGGAGGGCACAAACCATGCTCACTCTCGACCACCTGATCGCGTGCGGTATCGGGCCGACCCAGGCCCGCACCTTCCTCGCTCCGCTCCAGCAAGCCTTCGAGCGCTTCGAGATCCTCAGCCCGGTGCGCATGGCGGCGTTCATCGCCCAGGCGGCTCACGAGTCGGTCAACTTCACCCGGTTGGAGGAGAACCTGCACTACTCGACGCCGGAGCGCATCGCAGCCGTGTTCCCGTCCAGCGTGCCGTCAACCGCTGCTGCGGCGCCGCTCATCCGCAATCCTGAAGCCTTGGCCAACCGCGTGTATGCCAACAGGCTCGGCAACGGCGACGACGCCAGCGGAGATGGGTGGAGGTACCGGGGCCGTGGTCTCTTCCAGATCACCGGCCGGGCCAACTACATGGCCGCCGGAGGGGCGCTCGGGGTGGACCTGAAGAACCACCCGGCCATGGTGGCTGAGCCTGAGAGCGCGGCCATGACCGCCGCATGGTTCTGGTCCGCCGCCGGCTGCAACGACCTGGCTGACGGCTCACAGATCGACGCCATCACCCGCAAGATCAACGGCCGAGCCATGCTGGGTGCTGACGAGCGGCGCTGTCGGTTCGACCGCGCCTTGCAGGCCCTGTCGTGATCGCCGCCTATGTTGCTGGCGCGGCGCTGGTTGCAGGGATCGGTCTGGGCTGGACGGTCGCTGACTGGCGAGCCGACGCCCGGGAACTGCAAAGGGTCCAGGCTCAGAAGGAAGTGGCCGACGAGCAGCAACGCATGGTCTCACAGGCATCGGCCAGGTTTGAGACTCAACGAGAACAACGTGGTGCGCGAGAGCGCATCGTCGTGAAGGAGGTTCAACGTGTTCTGGAAAAGCCTGTGTACCGCAACGTGTGTCTTGATGACGGTGGGTTGCGCATCCTCTCTGACGACATCGCCGCCTCCAACGCTCGCCGCCAACTTGGACCGGCGCTGCCCAGCGCTTCCAGCCCCGACCGGTAAGACCGGCGCAGACCAGGTGCTGTGGAGCCGCGAGGTCATCGTGCTGTACGACGAGTGCGCTTCGCGGCTCGACTCGGTGCTTGAGGCTTGGCCGAAGTAGAAAGGCCCGGCCGCCTTGTGGACGAGGGCGTTCTCACTCATTGCGCGCCGCCTCCCACCACTCGTTGTCGAAACACCCCTTACCGGTGACCCAGCCTGGTATCCAAGGCCCTCCTAGAGTCATATGGGCTATGCCCAGGTTGTCGGGCCTCTCTACTTCGTCGCAGAGCCAGTTCCAGGCCGGGCTCAGGTCACCGATCTCGTCGTCGTGCAGCCAGTAAAACCTGTGCAGGTCGCGGCCAGGCCGGTTGTTCACGTCCCAGAGCGTGAGCCGGCGGTTGGCGGGGTGGGAGCAGTCGAACAACATCACCGAAGATTGGTTTTTCCTGACGTAGTTGCTCTGCTCCTGATTCACCATCTTGAACCGGGTGGATGGCGTGTAGTCGTGCTTCACGACGTAGACGGCCTTGCCCGGTTCGATCTCGTTCAACATCTCTTCCGGGTTGCGCAGGAACACCACGTCGCAGTCGGTGAAGAGTGCGAAACCCTCCTGGCACAGGATCGGAGTGAGGAAGCGCGAGACCGCGAAGCGGGTGCTCTTCTTCGCGTTGGACACCAGGTCATAGTCCTGGCCGCCCCGGTGGTCGCCGAGCCTGTTGAGCAGGCCGTGGGCCGCCAGCTTCTCCGCGTCCAGCAGTTCAGCCGGCACGTTGGACACGCTGCGCAGCGACTTGAGCGCGACACGCGCGGCTTCCGCTTCGCGTTCGTCGTAGCCGATCAGGATTCTCATGTTCAACCGTGCTCCACTTCGACTACCCAACAGATCAGATTCCCGTCGCCGTCCTCGACACGAGCACAGCCTTCAGTTCCTTCAGCGCACTCCTCCACGTGGTGCCCAGGGAAGGACTTGTAGCCCCGTGCTTTCCGTAGCGCCGACCTGTGCGTTCCGGCCTCTACCGGTTTCCCGTCCACGATGTACTTCTTGAGTTTCATGTCGGCACCAAGATGTAGTCACCGCTTATCTCCTCGACCACCTTGTAGCCCCACGACTCCAGGAGGTGCACGGCGCCCAGCGTGGGTAGCCCGAACCGCGAGGCCATCTCCCGCTTCTGCTCCACGACGATCACTGGCTTGCAAGCCTTGATCGTCTGCTCACCGCCGCGCAGGACGTTCTCTTCAAAGCCTTCGGTGTCGATCTTCAGGAAGTCCAGGTCGTTGAGCCCGAAGCTGTCGAGGGTGCGCATCTCGATCTCACCAGGCCCGCCCACCGCGCTGTTACCGCTGCTTCCGACTTCGGTGTCAATGGAGACCATGCTGGGCTTGGCCCCGAGCGCGTACGGCAACAGAGTGACTTGGCCAACTCCAGTGACGTTCTTCTGGAAGCACTCGCGGTGTTCGGCTACCGGCTCGAAGGCGAACACGGTGTCGAACGCGAACGCCAGGTTGCGGCTCCAGAGCCCGACGTGCGCTCCGACATCCACGGCCAGCCGGAACGAAGTGCAGCGCTTGAGCGCCGCGATCTGTTTCGATCCTTGGTAGGCCGACCGACCGTTCATCTCGACCTTGTTCTTCTTGCTGTCCATCCAGGCCGTGAGGTGCTGCTCATGGTCCGGGAACCACCAGCCTTTGTGAAGTTTCATTCCAGGATCTCCTTCAAGTTGCGAACCACCTCGTCAACCGAGATGGCTTCCATGGACGTCCGGCAGCCGGGGCAGTCGGTGCGCATGCCGCACGCTGGCCCTGCATGCCGGATGTTGCGGTGCGCGGTGTAGCCGGTGATGTCCGGGCTGATGAACTCGCTGAACAATACCACGGCCGGTGTGCCCACGGCCGCAGCCGCGTGCATGAGGCCGCCCTCAGTACCGACGAACGCCTTGCAGACCGAGAGCACGGCGCAGGCGTGGCGGAAGGACGGCGACACCACCCACGACACGCCGTGCAAGGTCGGCTGGAGACCGTTCGAGATGCACTGCACGAACCGCGTTTCCGGCATCGCGCGCACCACCTCCTGCCACCGACCCCAACTCCAGGCCTTGTTCGTGTGCCCGATGGCCTTCACGTTCGGTTCGACCATCACCATCCCGCGGTACAGCTCCGCGAACGCCAGCTCGGCAGGCGTGAACACGATCTGGGCCGGCGTGGGGCCGTACGGCTTCCACGTCCACCGCTCCGCGGTCTTGGCCGCGATGTAGGGGCGCACGCCCGAGCCGTCCACGATGGTCTGGTACCGGCGGCCCGCAGGCCGGCGGGCGATGTATGGCAAACCATCCCAGAGGTCGGACCAGGCGCGAGTCCCGTTCCGGCCAAGGATGAGCACCGGGAGCTTGTTCTCCTGGTACAGCTTCCGGGCTCGGCCGGATGCCATCAAAAAATCACCGAGACCCATGGAACACCATCGCGGCTCGGAGCGGGTGTTGCGGATCACCTCGTGTGTACCGCCCCACGTCATCCGCCACGTCATCAACCGCCGCGTGCAGGCGGTCCAGGCGCACGAGAAGGCTCCTTG